CATCTCCCCCAATAATTTTAACTACCAATGCATTAGTATAATGATGATTGAAATACATCATGTAATTAGTTTTCGTAACTGGTTGATCAATATTAGGAAATATTATTGTTATATTCAAATCAAGTAATTGTGCAAAATCCCTGTCATTTGAATATATGAAAATTTCTTCCTTATTATTATGGTCAAGACAATATTTGGCAATAAGATCATCTGCTTCAATATCATCAACTTCAATTTGTCTTAGCCATAGTTCTTCAGCATATGCTTGAATGGTCTTTTTTTGCTTAAGAATTGATTCATTCTTTGCCTCTTCTCTTCTGATTTCAGCAGCATTCATCTCAATCCTATCATGCCATTTCTTTGAAACACGATTGGCTTTATATGCTGCATCAATTCTATGACGATAAATTCCCCCTCCTTGACCATCCCAAATTATGATCGTCTTGTTAATCATGTGATCTTTAATTAACTTACGGGTTGTGGTTAAAAATGAGTATAATCCACCTATTTTGCCAAAAGACTTTGTTTCAATATCTTTTGCCCCATGAAAAGAACGTTTTAATAAATAATTACTATCAACTAATAATGTACGTGTCTTCATTTTCACATATGTTTACAAACATCACCTAACCATTTATTTCTCCATGCTGCATCATATGCACCTGAAGAATTTCTGGCAAAGTCTGTTCTTGTTTTATATTTTAATGCTTCTTCTTGACAATTTTCTTTTATCCAATATCCTTCATACTTTCTATAAATTAACATGTGTTCAGTGATTTCGTTAAGCCAACCATGTTTATGTGCTGCATCATATGCACCAGAAGAATTTACTCTAAATTGATTTCTTGTTTTATATTTTAATGCTTCACTTTGACAATTCAACCTGTTCCATTTAATCACAGAACCACCAATTCCACCCGTTTTAATTAAATTTAAAATATACCATCCTTCTTTTTTATATTTATTAAGATATTTATTCTCTAAAATAATTGCCTCACCAACTGGAATATAATTTGTTAATTTAATTATTTGTGGAATTAATCCAGTTTTAATAATATGTTTTATCACTGAACTCTTTTTTTCCCTATTCATATTTAAATGGTCTAATTTCCTTTCTTCAAAATTATATGTTAACCCAACATATACATAATTATCTGAAAATTCACAAGAGTAAATAGATTTATTATGCCTATTTCCAATTTTTCTCATATGAGAACATATTTCATCTAACCATCCATTTACTCTTGCAACATTATAACCATGAGAAGAATATTTGGCAAATGAAGTCATTGTTTGATGATTACTTGCTTCGAACCTACAATTTTCTTTATCTTGCCAATATTTATGAGGTTTTCTGGTTTTCATCTATTTTTTCGATTCTTCAGTTCCCTGTGCTTTTTCAATAAGAACTTTGCTTTCCTTTATCACATTTCCTTCATCATCCATATCATTGGATTTAATTGTAATATCTTCAGCATTTAAAGTTTGATCTCCAAGAATATTACGAAAATGTAAAATATGTTCCTTCTTATATTTATCAATATTTTCCTTATCAGCATAAATAAAACCATGAGGTGTTGAAGCAATTCTACCTTCTAAAGAAATTCCACCCAATGCACCATCAATATGATTCTTAGCAATATTAACTTTGTTTTCAAATCCGAAATTAACATCACGTGTTTTACTTATTGCTGTAACTCTCTTAGTTCCATGAGTAAGTATTCCACCGAAATTATAAATCATTCTTGCTCCGAACCACCAAGTTTCACCACCTTTGTGTTTAACCACCTTATTCATACTATCGTACCAGATTTTCTGAACAGCAGCAATGGTATTGGTGTATTGACTGGTAACCTTTCTACTATTTGGAATCGTATTGTTTAGGATTGACATAAATGCTTTTTCATAAGCACCTGCATTCCACATGTTATTCTGTGACGTTTCTTTCACAGCAGCATCGATTGTTGCGATGCAATTCAATGTTCCAATCGAATCTATCCCAATGAATAAATCATAAGGTAAATTACCTGCATCTTGTTGGTCAATAATATAATAAACATATTTTGCCATGTCTTCAATACTGGCTTCTCTTCTTTCTTTATTTTGATGTTTTCCAAAATTGGTGAGAAGATAATTATTATTAATTAAAATATAATCTCCATTCCAATCAAAACCCATGTTGGTTAATCTTTCATTACCTTCATCGATATTGTTTTCGGTATCAATTATAACTGGTAGGTCACCCATTTTCTGTGCATTAACAATTCCTCTCATCAACGCTGTTGATTTACCAGTATTACTGTAACCACGAAAAAGTGTTACATATCCCTTGGGTATACCGGGCATACCAGTTGCTTCAGTCAATGCGTCATCGATTGAAATCCATTGAAGTGGTTTTGATTCTATTTTTTCTGCACCTATTTTCTTTTTAAAGTTATCAAGCGAAAAATTTTTCTTTGGGGTAGGTTTTCGTACCGCATTGCTGGGTACTTCATTCTTTTTTGCCATAAATTGTGATTTTAAAAAAGGTTAAAAAAGGGGAACTTTCATTCCCCTTTTTAATATTAATAATTTTTCCTTAAAAAGGAAGATCATCATAATCAGAACTATCACTCTGATTTTCATTACCTGAATTCTCAACAAGTGTAGTAGCAGGTTCTATTGTAACTGTTGATGGAGGAATAACAGATGCTTCAGCAAGTGTTTCCTTACCAATATCACTTGCATCATCAGTATATTCACCAACTTTTTCAGGTGTAATATTACTAATGGTTACTCGTGGAATTTCCTGTGTAATTAAATCAGTTGCTTGTTCAAATTCCTTATCATCCCTATCAAGATTCATTGTACGAGTATTTGCCTTTTCTTCTAAATCAGGACGACCCGGGAACACCCAATGTTTATTTGTTTGATCAGTATCTTCCCAATATGGATTAGTATTACTTGCAACCATTTCGAGAAATTCAAAAGGTGTGGTATTAGGTGCTTTTTTTGGAAGAAATACATCTCTCCAATTAATATCATCATCAAGCCATGCTTTCATGACCTGTGGATCGGCATGAAGTAATGATTTACCTTTGGCTGTAATGGCTGAAATTGCTTTATATACATGACCATTGAATTCACTATCTGTCATAATAATATTCAAATCAGTTCCTGTCATTCCATCACTAAAATCGGCTTGTTGAGTTGTCATGTAATCTTCTAAGATAGGAAGAAGTTTATCAAGTGTTCCCTGATTTTTATAATTATGTTTAAATCTCCAGAATTTAACACCATCTTTTTCTTTACCTTTATCAATTCCACGAACAATATAGAATTTCTTAGCCACCCATTTAATTGCTTCTCTATAAATTTCATCGTTTTTAGTTTTCACTATCAACTGCATGCTATTCATATTTTCCTTTTTAACTCCTTTAAGAGAAGGGTCTTGTTTTTGAAGCCAACTCTTATATTTTGCACATAAAGGACATGGTGCTGGTACGAGCATTGGTGCTCCATTTGCATCAAGTAAAGGTTTCCCATCAGAACCTAATTTTGGTACTTTAGGATCATTGTGTGCGGGACAATAAATCACTGTACCATGTTTTTTCTTACCACCTGCTACACTAGTTGTAACAACATGGAAGAACGCTTCATCAATATGCTTTCTACCTGCTTTAGGAGGAAGAATTCTAAACACTTCTTTAGACGCTCTTGGAACAAAATACTTTGCTAAGATGTCTCCACGTGATTTACGATTTGTTGATTGAGATTGTTTCTTTTGATAGTCCGAAAACATAGACTTTAATTGTGACAGGTCTCCTGTCTGTTCTTGATTTTTCATTTTTCAATTGGTTTTTCAGTAAAATTATTTTTTCAATTATTAATTATGCTACAAATATAGCCTTCATTTAAGATAAATACAAGTGTTTTTAAAAAAATCGTAACTTTTTTAATTAATTTATTAATAAATTATTAGAAACAACTGTAAAAGATAAAGTTTGTTTATTTTCATAATAATTTCCATTTTTCATTCTTAATTGTAAATAATAATCTTGAGGGATTAACCAAGATGTATCGAGATTAAATTCATAACCACTACTTGTTCTATCAACATTTGTAAATGGTATTACATCAATTTCATATTTACTACCAACTGTTGTGAATACCCTGTACTCAATATCCAAAGGTAAGAAATTATTTTGATTTGCGTATAGTTCTTTTATTGTTAATTTTATTTTTCTTACATTACCTGCAGTAATATTTTCTTTTTCTGATATTCCCCAGAAATAAAAAAAATAATTTTCAAAATTAATCTGGTTTGATTGGTCAAAGGTATAATATTTATTTTGTGAGATTAAATAAAATTCACCCACGTATTGACTTTCTCTACCATTAATTATAAAATTCCATTCATCCTTAAACATAACTGCATCAGAATAAATTTCTGAATCAACATTTATTTTAATTTTATATATACCTTTAGTCACATTTATAATTGAATCACCAGATAATGTAAAAACAAGATTATCTTCATGATCATAAATATTAACACTTGTTACATCAATATCTTGTGTAACATTACCAATATTTACATATAGATACAACTCATTATCTTTATCAAGATAGAAATAATTTCGATCATCAATTATTTTATCATCAACTTCGGTTTCAATATAAGGTTCATACCAAGTATTGGTATTCTTTGCATGGAATGCAATGGCTTGAGTAAATTCTGTTGTTAATTCTTCAAATTCATCAGGAAATTTAATTCCAAGACCATATGAATCACCAGTATATCCTGATGTTCCAGTTAATCCAGTAATACCTAATTCTGTAAGTCTTTGATTAATATAATCAGTAATATCAATATCAATATTTTCATTACCCTTTTCAAATCTCTGAGTACCAACAATACTTGTCACACCACTGACATATGAACCACCTGATACAGACCAATCAATATCGGTTTTTCTTTCTTTCCAGTTTACTGCCTGATCAACAACATTAGGATAAATTATATCGTTGTATATGAAATCATAACCACTACCTTCATCCCAATCTTCATCAATATTAAAAATATCTAAATCAAAACTACTGGCTCTTTCAATACTTTCCGAATACGATTTCTTTCCCAGATATTGTTGAGCATAACTAATAGTATTAGTCATATATAATGTATGTGTCATTCCACTGTTTGGAACAATGAATCCATTATTAATTTTATCTACTAAATCAGATAAATCAATATCAAAAATGAATCTGGTAAGTCTTTGTTGAAGCGAACCATATGACACCTCAGTAACGGGGTTCTGAGAATTATTGGTTAGATTAGTACTAATTATAGTCGAATTCTTCGAAAAATATGTTCTAAATATTGACATTTTTTATTTATCTTTACGTATTTATTTATAAATACTAAAACAATTTATTATGGTAAAATATAATACTGAAATATTCATTAACAAAGCAAAAGAAAAACATAATAATAAATACGATTATAGTTTAATTAACTACATTAATTCATTAACACCAGTAAAAATAATATGTAAAACACATGGAATATTTGAACAAACGCCTGTTGGTCATTTAAGAGGAAGGGGTTGTCCTTCATGTTCAGGAAAAAATAAGACAACAAAACAATTTATTAAAGAAGCAAACATTATTCATAATAATAAATATAAATATTCTAAAGTAAATTATATAAATGCTATTACACCAATTATTATCACATGCCCAAATCATGGTGATTTTAAACAAAAACCATCATCACATTTAACTGGTTATGGTTGTAAAATTTGTGGTGGAAATATTAGATTAACCACAAATAAATTTATTAAAAAAGCAAATTGTGTACATAATAATAGATATAATTATTCTAAAGTAGATTATATTAATTCACAAAAAAAAATAATAATTACATGTCT